GGTACTTGAGTTCCTCGGAAAACTGGCAAAGCCACTCTTGTGGATTGCTGGCCTCTCAGCGGCAGCAGTGACTGCCTTTGAAAACATTAAGTTTCGCTAAGGAGCGACTCCCATGATGATGAAGAAAAAGTCCGGTATGAAGCCTAAGTCCTACAAGAAAGGTGGCATGGTTAAGCCGTTCAAGACCTGCGCATCCTGCCCCAGCCCCGCGAAGTGCAAAGCCGCAGGCAAGTGCCTGAAGCGCGCTCGCTCCTAAAGGCTCCGCCTAGGAGTTGCCATGTCGGGCGTCAAAATCACAAGATTTTTGGGTAAGGCGCCAAAGATTTCTTCGGAGCTTTTGCCCGACACGGCAGCGCAGGTAGCCGACAACTGCAAGCTGTACTCTGGGGATTTGATCCCTTACCCGGAGCCGGTGGTTGTCGATAACCTCAACCGCACTGGCCCCATCAAAACCCTTTATGTGCTGCGCGACCCGAGCACGGGTGATCTCGCATGGTTGTCCTGGGCCACGGATGTGGACATTGCCGTCGCAACGGCAAACGACAACGACGAGCAGCGCTTCTACTACACGGGCGACGGGGTTCCGAAGGTTAGTAATTACCTCCTTGCCACGACCGGGGCACCGCCCTACCCCGTGGATTATTACGAGCTGGGCCTTCCTGTCCCGCCCGACTCGGCAACGCTGACCACCAGCGCTGCAACTTTCACCACCAAGGCCACGGCATCCTACGCACGGGATGCGGGCAGCATCGCCACTATCGTGACCTCGACACCCCACGGCTTGCGCACTGGCAACACGGTGTCCATCACCGGCTTCAGCTACCTCACGGGTACTTACAACCAAGCCGGTACGACGACCATCACGGTGACGCTCACGGCTCACGGCCTGTCTAACGGCGCTTCGGTTACGCTGGACTTCACCTCTGGCACGGCGACCGATGGCACCTTCGTCATTTCCAACGTGACGACCAACACCTTCGACATCACCGCCGACACGGCGGCGACCACCAGCGGCAACGTCAACTGGAACATCAGCAACTTCAACACCTCCGGGTCTGTGGTCACGGTCGTCAACAGCACGACCTTCACCTACTTCAGCCCCGGCTTTGAGGTTGCCACCACTTCCTACGCCAACGGTCGCGTTGAGCTTGGGGGCCTTACCCAGTCTCGGACCTATGTGTTCACTTGGTTCACGCCCTGGGAAGAAGAGTCCATCGCCTCCAAACCCTCAGCAACTTTGTATGAGAAGGAAGGGGTTACCATTACGGTGAGTAACATGCCCACGGCGCCGCCGTCTGGGCAGAACTTTGTGCGTGGGGTGCGACTTTATCGCACCATTACCTCCACGGCGGGGACGGAGTATTTCCGCCTGCAGACCCTGTGGTTCCCCACGGCCCTGCTTACCGTCGAGCGCACGAGCAACGTATCTCGTGTAACGCTCCTGTACCCACACAACTTCGGCATCGGTGATCGCTTCAAGATCAGTGGCTGCACGGACGCCAGCTTCGACATTACCGGCGGCATCGTTACGGACCTCATTGACGACTACACCTTTGAGTACGCGCAGGTTGCTGCGGATGTGCCGTCCACCAATGTGGGTGCGGGCACCCTGTACCACGATGTGTCTGAGAACCCGCCGACCTCTACGGCGCGCTACTGGGGTGATTCGACCTACGACTTCACTGACGACTTCGACTCCCTGGCGCTCACGGACATTCTGGCTTCAGACGAGTACGACCCGCCCCCGGATAATCTTGAGGGTCTGACGACCATCCAGAACAACATCCTTGCGGGCTTTGTGGGCAACCAGTTGTACTTCAGTGAGCTGGGCCTGCCGCACGCGTGGCCCCGTCGCTACGTCGAAACCATCGAACACGATATTGTGGGACTTGCTTCTATCAGCGGCTCCGTGCTGGTGCTTACGGAGTCCTATCCCTACATTGTCAGCGGCTCTGATCCGGCCAATATGTCGGTCTCGCGCATCGACGTTCAGTACCCGTGCCTTAATCGCAAGAGCATCGTAAACATGGGCTACGGGGTGGTGTACTCCACCCACGATGGGCTAGCAATGTATTCGCCCAGTGCAGGCCCGCAGATCATCACCAAGTTTCTGTACAACAACGACACTTGGGAAACGGCCCTTGATCCGGCCACGGTTATCGCCGAATACTACGGCGAGAATTACTTTGCCTCCCACTCTGCGGGGGCTTTCGTCTTTGAGCAGGACACTAAGGTCGGCGGGTTCTTTGTTGACACGGATGTAACCTTTACGGCGTCTTACTTCGATACCATCGGCGGCAAGCTGTATTTTGTCTCGGGGACGAACGGCGATGTTTACCTCTGGGATGAGCTTACCCAGCCCAACAAAACCATGACTTGGAAATCCAAGACCATCAAGACTGCGGACATGATTAACCTTGGCGCAGCACGGGTCATTGCGGACTACAGCACGGTCACCTCGACCTGGGACTTGGATACGCAGCAGTGGGAGTCGGCTCTCACTAACTGGAACTCCGCCGACGAGATTACCTTCAAGTTGTGGGTGGATAAGCAGCTTGAGTACACCACGACCGTAAACGACACGAATGTTTTCCGTATGCCCAGTGGCTACCGCTCAGACACCTTTGAGGTCTCCGTTGAGGGCAACATCCGGGTTCGGGCAATCCACCTTGCACAGACGCCCACAGGGCTCAGGCAGGCATAATGGCTTCTCTTCGCACTCGCTTCGCAGCCGTCCCCAACGTACCCGTAGCGGGCTTGAGTTCTACTGAGTTTGCCCTGCTCAACGCCCTGAAAGAGAACGTAGAACTTCTTATTGGTTCTCGGAACGAACCAGACGGCGGCAGCCGGGCGCTTACTAAAGCATCAGTTGGCTTGACGACTGTGCCTACGCAGAACTTGCGCCGCGTGACCGCTGAGGGCATTGGGTTTACAATTAGCGGTGTCGAGGTGGCGTCGCTGGAAGATTTCGGGAAACTTGTCGTCAACGTACAGACTCTTGCGAATGATGTTGCGGCACTGAACGAAACGCTCAACACGCTGATACAGAATCTTCGGAGCTAGCTATGTATAAGACGGATTCCATGGACCTGCCAGCCTCGCTATCGAATATGCTGAATGTTGGCGGCACGCCTGCAGCTCCGATGGCTGGTATTAACCCCGCGCCTTCTGGGCTTTCTTCGGCTATGACTGGGCAGCAGTCCATGATTCCGTCCTACCAAGCGGGTGGGATGATCGGTCCCGGCGGTACGCCTCGGCCTCCTGAGCCGCAGCAAAGCGGTATGGGTGTGGGTGTGTCGGCTGCTACGCCTCAAGGCCCCATGCCTCCGCAGATGATCGAAGGGCAGCTTAATCAGTTCATGCGGCAGAACCCGCAGCAGGTTGCTCAGATTCGTCAAGTCATGATGCAGGCCATGCAGCAGGGGCAGTTCACGCAGGAAGAACTCAACATGCTGGGGCAGTTGGCACAGGTGGCTGTGCAGAATCCATCGATGTATCCCTATGTGCGTCGCTTCGCCATTCAGCAGGGGATTTTGTCTGAGCAGGAAATGCCTCAACAGTTCGATCAGGGGCTGCTCTTTGTGATTCTCCTGGCCGCTCGCGCCTTCCAGCAGGATATGGGTGGTCAGAACATGATGCAGGGCGGTTCGCCCCGCATGGCCGGTGGTCCTTCCGTGACCCCGGCGCAAGTAACCAGTGGTGCTCCCTCCATGGCAATGGGCGGTACGGTGCCTGATTCCAAGAAGTCAGATGGTTCGGTGCTTATCAACGCTCACGAAGGTGAGTATGTGATCCCGAGGAACGTGGTCGAGATGAAGGGCAAAGAGTTCTTCGACAATCTCGTTGAAAAGTACAAGGACCGATAGGGGGCTACCATGGGTGGTTTCGCGATTCCGAATATCAACTTTGATCCCAGCATGCTCGCTAATATTCAGCGTGGGGGTGCCCTCTCGGCAAGAGACTTTGCTCCTAATGTTCCGGGTGCGGGTACGGCCTATGTTCCGCCTGCGTCTGTAGTGCCTGCACCTGCACCTGCACCTGCACCTGCACCTGCACCTGCACCTGCACCTCCGCCTCCGCCTCCGCCTCCGCCTCCGCCTCCGCCTCCGCCTCCGCCTCCG